GACTTGAGTCAACAGATGACCTTTATAGAATCTTTGGCGCTCCGTCGCCTGGAGGCAAAGGTGGAGATGTGTGGCGTGAAGGAAACTTTGCCGCCCCGACTTACGGAGCATTCGCCGCTGAAGCTTATCTTCGCAACAATAACCCAATAACATTTGTTCGGTTAGCAGGAGATCAACACCCAGAACTTACTGTGGGATCCGGAGAAGCTGGCTGGACAGCCACTGAAGCTACTGGCGTATTCGTTGCCAATGTTGTTTCTGGTGCTACGGGCTTCGAACAAACAACTGCTTCACTTGGCGCAGTGTTTTACTTAACAGACGCAGGTTCATCAATACAGCTTATAAGCACCACAAACGGCCAAACTACTCCGGTTGATACCGCTGGTACGTTGGTCCAAAATGAGTCTTCTAACGCACTTGATCTTACATTTACGGCAATTGTCAAGAACTACCAAAGCACCAACCACCTTACTGCCACGTTCAACTTTGATCCAAACTCAGAAAAGTATATTCGTAAGGTATTCAATACCAACCCACACTATACGAATTCAGATCTCTATGCTGCCGACACAAGACTAAACTATTGGCTAGGAGAGACTTTCGAAAGTTCACTACAAGAGATTGTGTGTGACGGCTCTCCTGGCTCTGGCGCCCCAACTGCACTTAGTGGTACCGGGAAAAACGCTTTTGCTTTCGTTGCCGGTATGTCCGGGTTGGACAAAGACCTCTCAGACCGTTCCGCAGCTGCAGCCGTGGCGAAGAGCGGCCTAGTGTTCGCACAGGACCTCACGCAAGAAACCGCTTCCTACCAGCCACAGGATCAGCAAAAACTTTTCCGCTTTGTTGCTACTGATGTTCGAGGAGACTGGGACAACAGCAACATCAAGGTATCAATTGCAAACGTAAAAGCAGCGGTCAACCCAACTGTCGATCCTTACGGCACTTTTGATGTTTTTGTGCGAGATGCTAGTGATACAGATAACGCCCTAAGCCTCCTAGAGTCATTCACGGGTCTAAATCTAAATCCAGCATCCCCAGACTATGTTGCTCGTCGAATTGGCGACAGGTACCTAAGCTGGAACACGACTGAAAAATATTATGAAGAGTATGGAACATACAACAATGTCTCAAAATACATACGTATGGAAATGAATGACGAAGTCGACAACGCTACTGCTAACCCGGCAGCTCTTCCGTTTGGTTACTTCGGGCCAATAAGAACATCGACTCAAATAGACAGTGGCACTCCGGGTACCGGTGCGGGCTTGGTTGTCGCTGCAGCACAAATGTTTGCCGGCGCAACACTTACAACCGGCTCTCAATACTCTGGCATTGCTTTCACTGCTAGTATGGGCGCCCGAGTTGAATTCCCTCGGATTTCACTTCGTGAGTCAGGCGCTTATGGCGTCTCAACACCGAAGAGCGCATTCTACGGCGCACGTACACAAGGCACATTCGCCAGACGTGATAACGGCTATGGTGATTACACCAGACGCATTTCTTCAGACATAGCGGATCCTTACGGCTCAGGAGGCACGCTAGCCGCCGGCCTAGAATACTCTTACATCTTCTCATTAGATGATGTTTCAGGTTCAGCCACAGTCCCTGTTTATGTTTCAGGCTCACGAGCAGCTGCAACTTCATTCAGAGGAACAGGGGATATCGACACTCTTCTTGATGCTAGTGTAAACTCATTCACACTACCACTAGTTGGCGGAACAGACGGCTTGGACATTACAGAGCCAGAACCTTTTGCAAACCGACTAATCAACGGACAGACTGAACAAAGTTCATATGAGCTATACTCAGTTCGTAAGGCAATCGACATGCTTAGAGACCCTGATGTGGTTGAGCACAATGTTGTAGCCGCACCGGGCTTGTCCGATCCTCTTGTAACTGACTACTTGGTTGATATGGCCGAGGAAAGAAAAGACACATTGGCTATTATCGATATCGAAAACGATTACAAGCCTCGTTTTGAGCTAGATTCCGGCGATATCTTAACAAACAGAACTAGACTTCCTGTTCCTAGCACTGCTGTAAATACTATGAAGACACGAGGTTTTGATAGTTCTTACGGCGCTGCTTACTACCCGGCAGTTCAGATAAGAGACCGAGGATCAAACACTGTGTTGTATGTTCCTGCGACAGTGGCAGCAATGTCAGCGTTTGGTTACACAGAAAGAGTTGCGGAGCCTTGGTTCGCACCAGCTGGCTTTAACCGTGGCGGCCTCTCAGATGGTTCAACCGGCATTGTAGCAACTGGCGTTTCTAAGCGACTATCCTCAAAGGAAAGAGATGACTTATACGGCGTAAACGTTAACCCGATTGCGCAGTTCCCACAAGAAGGAATCGTTATCTTCGGACAGAAAACACTTCAGGCTAGTGCTTCTGCGCTTGACCGAGTCAATGTTCGTCGGCTTCTTATTTTCCTCAAGAAGGAAATTTCAAGAGTCGCAAATACAATCCTATTCCAGCCGAACGCTCGTGACACTTGGGCTCAGTTCCTTCTTAGAGCACGACCGCTCTTGGATGATGTCAAAGCTAAGTTTGGTCTAGAAGATTATAGGCTCATTCTTGATGAGACAACAACAACGCCTGATCTAATCGATCGGAACGTATTATACGCAAAAGTGCTCCTTAAGCCGACTAGGGCAATTGAGTTTATTGCAATCGACTTCGAAATCTTCCGCTCCGGCGCAAGTTTTGATAGCTAAGACTATTTAAGATAAAGGAGAAATAATAAATGGCATTTTGGAGCAGCACAGCAACTTCTGAACCTCGTCGAAATTTTAAGTTCTTAGTTCGGATATCCGACGCTAATGGCTTGATTCCAACTTGGGTGGTCAAAGGGATTAACCTTCCAGAGATCAACGTCGGAGAATCAGAGCACAAGTTTTTAAATCACACCTTCTACTTCCCCGGTACCGTTACTTATAACGAGATCACATTTACGGTAGTAGACTCTATTAATGACGAGATATCACAAAGAGTTCTTGCAAAGTTTGCGAACTCAGGGTATAACATCCCAACAGGAGAAGGTTTAGCTAGCGAGTCATTAATGACAAAGAATCAATCTGTTGGTTCACTCGGAAATGTCACTATTGAGCATCTAGGATCCGGAGAAGACGGACAAGATGGTATCGTTAGCTTTGCTCTTACTAACGCTTGGATTAAGCAAGTTCAGTTTGGTCAAAGTTTAGCATACGACAGTGAGGACCTCTCAGAGATCTCAATGACACTTCGATATGACTTCTTTAACTTCTATAACGGCAGCACTGCTGTCCCAAGCTTCGGCGCATAAAAAGTTTATTAACCTCATAGGAGATAGATGAGAAACAATCAAGACCGCTTGGGGGCTCCCGAAGTCCCACAAGCATCCCCGGAACCAGCACCTGCAATGGCCCAGCAGGGTGCTGATTTTTCTTTTGTGGCCGCAAATGACATTGTTGAGCTTCCATCGAATGGTGAGTTTTACCCAGAGGGCCATCCTCTTCGTAAGAACCCAGCAGTGGAAGTAAGACAAATGACCGCTAAAGAGGAAGATATTCTTCTAAACCAATCATACCTAAAGCAAGGTGTTGTTGTTGAAAAGCTTTTACGCTCTTTGATGGTAACAAAAGACTTTGACTTAGACGACCTTTTGATTGGAGACAAAAATGCGATCTTGACCCAAGTGCGAAGATCTGCTTATGGTGATGAATACCCAGTTGAGGCAGTTTGCCGCTCTTGTATGAAAAAGGCCGAAGTAACTTTTGACTTGGAGGAATGTGTTCGCAACAAACCTCTAACTTTGTCCGAAGGTATTGAGGCAACAGGGAAAGGAACATTTACCTTTACAGCACCAAAGACAAAAGCCAAAGTTGAGATACGCTTTCTAACAGGCAAGGATGAAAAAGCCTTAGCCGACAAGGAAAAGAAATATAAAAAGCATAACGTTGACTTTTCAGCCGGCCTAGAAACTTACAGGCTCGTTATTGTTTCTGTAAATGACAATCCGGACCTAGTTGGATCTTATGTAGAAAACATGCCTCTTCGGGACGCCAAAAAGCTCAAGCAGGTAATGAAAGACATCCAGCCAGGGGTTGAGATGAAGGGCGACTTTACTTGCCCTTCCTGTGATACGGAGGTTGAGATGGACTTACCAATCAACTTTCGCTTCCTTTGGCCCGACATCTAGTTACCAAGAAGTACTATACGAAGAGCTATTTGCCCTAAAATACCATGGCGGCTTTTCCTTGTTCGAATCTTACTCAATCCCAGTCGGCCTCAGAAAATGGTTTATCCAAAGGTTGGTCAAGCAAAAGGAAGACGAAGCAGAACAAACAAAGAAAGCAAGGAAAAACAACAAATAACAAAACCCGCTTTATGGCGGGTTTTCTTTTATAAACTATTTACTGTGTTAGGAGGAATATTATGTCTGAACAAGAAGAAACAAGCGAAGAGCTAATTTTAGATTTTTCGAAAATAGATGAAGGTCCAATCGTAAGGCAAAGAGAGAAACTTAAAAGGGCTCTAATGCAGTTCTTGGGTTTTGATGATTACTTTAGGTTATTTCCACAGGTTGGTAAGATAAGAGGTACCTCATCACAAGTTTCTTCTTTCCGCAATGCCGCCATGGGGGAGAAACAATATATGAAAGCTGTTGAAAAACACGGCCTAAATAACCCAAAGACTTTTTCCTCTAAGTCAAGATTAAACACAGCAATAAGAAACTTTGAGCGTGAAACCGGGATGAAGTGGCCGATCCAATAAGGTATTTATGAATGACTGAGGAGAACAACAATTTAACCAGAGAAGCGATTGAGCTTAATGAGAAAAAAGCTCAAGGTATTCTGAACTTGGCTCGTCTTGAAGCTAGTCTCGAAGCGCAGAAAACAAAAGCAAGTGATAAAGAAATAAAGCTCTTAGAAGCAAAGATCAAACTGCAAGAAGCCATAAATGCAGGTGACGACGAGCAGATTAAAACTCAAGCTAAGATAATTGCAACTATTGAACAGACAACAAAAGCTCAGGACGAACTAAATAAAACTCTTGAAGCCGCAACAGCCCTTGGCAAAAGCTTTGGCGATTCAATTTTTGGTTTAGACAGCAAACTTCTCAACGCTGTCAAATCTGCTGGCGGCCTCACGGAAGCTTTTAATGCTTTTGCGGCTGGGGTGGAAGAAGCTTCAAAGCAAAGTAGTGTATTTGATGTTGGGCTAGACAACACTCTCACAGGGTTCAGCAGACTAGGAAAGGGAACTCTCGCCGCAGTTTCTGCCCTTGATGCCGCCGGCGCTTCTTTCGTTCAGAACACAGGGGCTTCTCGTGACTTTGCAAGAGCAGCATTTGAGACTAGAGATTCCTTGGGTCTTATGGGCATCAGCGGCGCCGAAGCCGTTGGGGTAATGGGAGACCTTTACTCAAACTTTAGCGAGTTCTCAGAGTTGTCACGAGGCTCACAACAAGACTTTATAGAGTTATCTGCGCAAATAGAGAAACTTGGTGGCGACGCCGCAGGTATGGCACAGACATTTACAAAAGTCGCAGGAATGTCATTAGCTGAAACAGAAACGGCAATGAGAGAAGTCGCCGGCGCAGCAGATGCTCTTGGTATACCTTTTAGTCAAGTGTCGGCTGACCTTGTCGGAATGGGCGAGTTGTTTGCAAAGATGGGTGATGGCGCACTTGACGTCTTCTTGGAACTACAAGCAGCCGCAAAAGCAACCGGAATGTCCGTTCAGAGCCTTTATAACATTGTGGGCCAATACGATACCTTTGAGGCTTCATCACAAGCAGCCGGACGCCTAAACATGGTCTTAGGCGGTAACTTGCTTGATACGTATTCTCTTTTGAATGCTACAGAAGAAGAAAGAATAGAACTATTACAAAGAGCAATGGAACAGTCTTCAATGACTTTTGACGAAATGGATCGTTTCCAGAAAATGGAAGTTTCAGATGCTCTTGGTATTTCTTTAGAAGAAGCATCACAACTATTTGGAACAACTAGCGAAGAAGTTCGAAAAACAGCCGCAGAACTAATGCACGCCGGGATGACTCAAGAAGAGTTAGCTGATAGGACAAGAGATGCTTCAACCGCAATGGATAAGTTTAATGTTCTTATGGGCAACTTGGCAATTTTAGTTGGGCCTATTGTGGAAGGTATCAATAAGATAATTGATGGTTTCTTAAGCCTCTCAGAGAAGATTGGGTCGACCGGGGCGGCAGTTCTATTTGTGATTGGCGGTATTGGCCTTGCAATGTTAAAAGCCGCCGCAACTAGTGTGATTTTTGGGCTCCGTATGAAACTGGCTGGCAAAGTTGCTGGCGAGGCGGGCGTGAAAATGGCCGCCGGCGTAAACTCTGTAGGTACAGCTGCGTCTAAAAGCGCTGGTAGCCTCCTGAAGCTCGGAGGAGCAATTGCGCTCGTTGGACTCGGCGTCGGCATCGCAGCAGCAGGATTTGCGCTTTTGGTTATGCAACTTAAAGATATGAGCGCTGGGGAAATTCTTGCAACATCTGTAGCCATATTTGCTGTTGGTGCAAGCATTGCCGCCCTTGCTGGTGCGTTGTATCTTATGGGCAACCCACTAGCGTTAGCAGGCCTTGGGGTCCTCACCGGCGCACTCATTGTTCTTGCAGCATCTGGGTTCGCTGCAGCTTTTGCTGTTGGTAGGATCGCTAACAAGATTAACGGTATCGATACAACAAAAATATCGTCACTCGCCGCAGCCCTTTCCTCTATAGTACAAATAGCATCAATGTCTTTGGGGGGCACAGGTATACCTGCATTTATAAAAGATGTTGGCGAAGCTTTAGATGAGCTTCCCGATAACACAGAAAAAACGGTTGCTTTTAAGGCAACAGCAGACTCGTTGGCCAACTTAATGCAAATTGGTTCGTCCGTTGAAGCCGAGCAATTAGAAAGAATAAAGATGATCATTGATGCCGTCTCAAACGCTGAAGGTGCTGAAAGCACTAATAGACTAGCAGCTGCAATCAATAGTCTGGTCAGAGGGCAGGCCAACAATGAAGGAACAACAAACACAATAGAGCTTGACGGACGAGTATTAGCTAGGTGGATTGATAAACATGATACAACACGGTTCAGGGCCGCAATCGGAGACTAGGAGAAACAAATGACAGATTATATATCCAGTTATGCGAGAGGAAAGCAATATTTATTTCACTTTTATTCTGTGGTTTCCGGTGATACGGTTGCGTTCCCAGCTTTGTTAACTCAACTAGACGATAAGTTTTCTCCGACTTGGAACTCTCAAAAAGTCTTTGGTCGACAAGATCCGGTTTTGACTTTCCAGGGAACTGAAAGAACAATGGATGTTGCTTTTGATGTTCCTTCCGTAAGCAAAAGTCAAGCAAAAACAAACTTAATCGCTCTGAATAAACTAATCAACTTTCTCTATCCAGGCTTTAGTAGATCAGGGTTCGCAAATACAATCTCGGCGTCACCCTTATTTCGAATAAAGTTTGCAAACCTAATCTACGATCAATCAAAAGGAGTTCCCGGTGACAGCCCAGAATCTGGATTGGTTTGCGGTATAAACAACTTTTCCCATAGTTTTAAATTTGATGGGTCTGCCGGCTGGGTTGATGAAGTTGGTTCGGCAATCCCTGCTTTCTTCTCAGTAAGTTTTTCAGCTACAATCCTTCACACACACGATCTTGGGCATATCGAGGGAGAGGGTGGATATCTACCGGATACCGAATTTCCTTATTACGTGAGCGGCGCAGATGAAATTTGGACACCGGAAAACATCCAGGCGAGGACGGCGGCCCTCCAGCAAGTGGCTGATGATTTTAACACCCGCTTTCCGCCGCCTCCACCACTTAATCCCGACGGAATGACCGAGCCCTAGTAACAAAAGAGCCAAACAATGTCAAGATATACAAATAAAAGAATTTTCCAAGCCAATAGAACACCGGCAGCAAAAGATATACTAAGATCAAGAGATTTAGTAAATACAAGATTGATTGAGACAGCGCTTACCCAGCCCCTCTCTGTTGAGGAAAGGAAAAAATATTCAATGCGAACCGCTATTTGGCAAAGAAGAACAAGGTTATTTAAACTGGCTTTTGAGTTTTATGGAGACTCAAAGCTTTGGTGGATTATTGCTTGGTTCAATCAAAAGCCAACCGACGCACACTTTTCTGTGGGGGATGAAGTTTTAATTCCTTTTCCTTTGGAGCAAATTTTCGAGAGGCTTATCTAAATGACTATGGTGCCTATAACCCTGCAGGAGAGAGAGCAGGTTGAACTTATAGAAACAAATGCCGACCTTCGATCACAAATCGTAGATCCGTTCCTAGATACTGCAGAAGTCCGCTCTCGAACCGATGACCCAGCGCCCATAAATCCTTACACCCAACTGCCGATAACTGGCGATGATTTTCGGAGCGCACAAGATATTATCAACAGGAACCGAGTAAAGATCAGAGAATCGGGTTATGACAACGCTAACTGGTTCATAAGAACCTTTGGAGATGGTGCGCCAACAATTGAAGAATTAGAAAATTATATAATAGAAAACGGGCAAGGAGAACTTCTGCTAAATATTGAAGATCCAGAAACTCAACAGTTGACAGGCATCGCTGAGCAAGAAGGGTTTGCGCAGCTAGGCGACGTCAGAGAACTAACTGGCGCCGCAGCCGTGTCTTTTCTGCTAAACAGACAGCAAGGCGTTCTGGCTACATTGAACGAACGGATAATACAAGATTTCTTTGACTTGGATATGATTAGGCAACGAAACATTATACCGATAAGCTCTGCAGATGAAAGCTTGCTAATCAATTTCCTTCAAAAAAGACCAAACCTCCTTCCTTACTTCGCAATACGCACACCCTATCTGTCTTTGTTGGTACCAAAGATAAGATTGTTTAAAAAAGTATATAGAAAACAGACTGATGGATCCTTTTCAATCGCTGACGTCGGTAATCTAGAGTTTAAGTTTAAGTCGTTCACAGAAAATTCAGACATCGAAGATATAACTAGCCACAATTTTGGAAGGGCTGGCGGCGCAGGGATTAAAAGTGTCAACTGGGCCTACGAGGGAACAAATCCAGAAGCTGTTAAATCGTTTGTTAACTTTGATATATCACTATTCTTTCAAAGTTTAAGCGACTTTGTTGGCAGCAACGTTACTGACGCTGAGCAAGCTTTGAGAGATGAAAACAGTGTTGATTTAATTAATCTTATTGGCGCTGGCACTGGCGTCGCAGATGATAATGGTCAAATACAATTTAAGTTTGAGATAACAGCACAACTAGGTTGGGAACTCGATCAATCAATCAACCACGACCTAGCTGAAGATCAGAAAATAAGAGATCTCAAAGAAATCATCAGTCAGACAAACACAAACCTTCGCCTTTCTCTACAAGAGCACAATATTAACTTTAACGAAGATGGTACTCTAACCTTAGACATAAGCTATTTTTCCGCTATTGATGAAGTTTTCACAGATGAGAGTCTTAACATTTTACGAATTGGTCTCCCGGAGGATACAGCAATCCAGTCGCTCCAAGAAGCAAGAGAAGCAGACCCCCCAGATCCAAATACCCCAGAAGGCACTACAGGAAGGATTGTCAACCCTGAACTAGATCGGTGTGCGACATCCAGACAAGTGACTAGCGGCAGCGAGACTTCCGATCCTTCAGATGATGAAGAACCAACCGCCGAAGACCTAGCGATTACTGCGGCGCTGCGAGGTTCTGATGATGAAAACATAATTCAGAATTATAATAATATATTTTCTAAAATGATCGAAAGTAACAGAATTTACAGAGCGAACGTCAGTGCGGCCCAGATTACCGGCCTGATTAGTGAAAACATTGAAAGGAATAACGTTGCAGGGAGCGAGATTGAAGTTAGAAATCTAACAGAAGGCGCACTAAGAGGGCTCAGTGCCGGTGCTGCCTTGAACATTGAACGAATATCTATGAACGAAGTGGATCTTCCTGCTAGCGAAGCTGAACAGGCTGCAGCCATAGAAGCTGCGAATGCGCAAGGTGTCGATCCTGGTGAAAATGTCCTATCTGATGCCGAGTTGGGGGCAGCAATGAATCAGGCAATACTAAATAGGTTTGATGCAGTCGGCTCTAACGGCATGTTAAACATTGATTTTATAAGGTTAGGAGACCTTTTAGATAATATATTAGGAGGCCTGAAGGAGATACCAGGAACACCGCTACGGGAAAGAAGAGAAGACTTTTTGTTTGTAACCGGCCTTTACACTTACAGAGAAACTGCAGCCGGCATACGAAAGGCATATAACTATTCTGATATGCTTATTTCTATTGATGCTTTTAGAGCATTTTTTACCGAGAAGATTATTAGGCCGCTAAAAGTAAAATATAATCTAACAAGCTTTATTATCGATATCGCAAATAAGTTTTCTTATGTAAACTCAGTTGGTATGGCTAGCCAGGGCACTTTTGTTAGCGCCGAGGGCCGACCGACATTTGCAACCTTCCAAGCACCTGATGTAGGCCTGGGCGAAGCTTTGCGAGCCGCCAACGCCATCAATACGCTTGGAGATCTAGGCTTTGGTGGCCTTGATAGGTACTACCATAGTTTAAATGGTGCCGACCCAGCTTACTACTCAGAAATAGTGGGCGACTCTAACCCAGCGTCATCCCCTGACCCCCGAAGAGAAATAAGTTATTTTGTCCTACGTAGTAGTGGCCACGTCATACAAAGAGACGGTGATGAAGACGATGACATCGAAGAAGGAATCTACCACTTAAAGCTAGGCTCTGATAAAGGTATCTTGAAATCAGTTAAGTTTAGAAGAGATGAAATCAGAGGCCGCAGGGAAGGCAGGATTGTTCGTGCCGGTGGTCTAAACCTAACAGCACTAAGAGAAAAATATGATGCTACAATAACAATCTTTGGCGCCCCGTTCATCTACCCAGGAATGTATATATATCTCAATCCTTCTTTGATTGGTTATGGTGATGGATCTAATTCTGCCGCAAAGATCTTAGGTTTGGGTGGATATTATTTTATTAACAAGGTTAGAAACTCAATTAGTTCAGACGGATCATTTGATACAGAGATCGAAGCAAGCTGGAACGCCGATGCCGACCCCGATTGTGTTACCGCCGAGGTAGACATTATCCAAGCCCCTCGCAGCGCAGCGAATGAAGTGCTTCAAGCTAGCGCCCTAGAACTTGTTGATCCGCCCACCGCCCTTGAGAGACTTGCGTCGGCTGCTAGCGACATAGTTACAAGCGCCGGTCAAGCCTTAAACAACAATTTTAGCCAGCCAGCAGCTGCAGCGGTTACACAAGCCGGCCAAACCTTAAACAGCAATGTTAGCCAGCCAGCAGCCGCAGCGACCACACAAGCCGGCCGAAACGTGAACTCAACACTCTCAGATCTCGGATTTTAATAATTAAATGACCATACAAGAATTTAACATAGGCAAAATCATACAAAACTCCTCAAGAAGGATTAGAACAAACTATAATAGTGATCTAGACTATAAGCTTTTCTTAGATACAGACTTGTTTCCACTTATCCCAAAAGACGACAAACTTATTGGGTTTAGTCAAGATTCTTTTGTTTTAGAAGAAGTAGCCGAACAATACAAAAAGTTTACAGATCTAATAACAAGAAAGATGCTTCAAAAGAAAGTTGGTTTTGAGTTTTATAACTTTACAAAAAAACCAGACTTTTCTAACAACAACTTATTAGAAGCATACGCAAACAACCTAAATGCTTATTATGGCTTACTTGTAGGTTACATAGACGGAAGAAACATAAAGATAAGAAACGTCACAGATTTTTATAATACCTTTCTAGATTACATTGGAAAATACTCTAACATCTTGCCCTTGACTTTTTACAACTTAAACTTTAAGAAACGGTTGTATTTCGAAAACACCGGATTATCAATAGTTATAAAGCAAAAAGGCGCTGGTAGCCCAACAGGGATCTTTACAGACTTTCTTAGGAACACCAGAAGCACCAACGATTATGTAAAGATAGCAAATTTACAAGGCTTTGAGGTTGATCTTGCAAATCCTTATCGCTTGGTGTATAATCCATTCAGAAAGATAAATAACGTTGACATCAAGCAGTTCTATACTGACAACTTTTTTAACTATTTTGATTTAGAGTTTAGTTATCTTGACATGATGATTACAACAATGTATAATCAATATAACAAAGATCGTTTTGCGAACCACTTCTCTGACAAGGACAAGATCTATTTTCCAAACGAGACGTGTAAGAACCAAATAAGAACAATAAAAGAAAACATTAATAAAGAAGGAACATTAACAAAAGAGCAAAAACTAAAGCTTTACTTCTTTGCGCTTCTATCGGAAACAAACCAAAACGAGATGCCAAATAAAGACAAGGTACTTCATAGCGCTTTGGTCGTGGCGAATTCTCTTGACATGCCGTCCGCAATGCGCTATACTGTAGCCCAAGTCAGGAGATCGTCCAAGACCACCACGCTCACCCCGGTTTTTTAATGTTCCAAACCCTTGATACGAAAAACAAATGCCACGCTGTCTATGAAGACGGCGTTTTTCATTTTGACGGTGCTGAAACAAAAGCCGCAAAAACTTGGTCTTATCACCACGCAACCGACAAAGAAGATCTGCAGGTTGGAAACATTTGGGCTGGTGGTCGTTCTCTAAAAGAATGCTGCCCAGCCGATACGATGCCAGAATACTTGGAGATTGAGAAAAAACTCCAAGCTTTTAACATGGCTTTTGGCGCCGTCGACTTTAACGTCCAAGAATGGTGCGTATACGACTTTATGCCGCTCTCTTTCCTGATTGATCTTTGCGAGGTAAAAAATAAAATAACTGAAAACGTTCTACAAAACTATACCAAGCCAAAATCTTATGACCATCTATTGGAAGTACACCGACTTCTCTCTGAGATGAACCACAAGGAAGTTCTTTTTGACTTTGATGTGGCGGCACAGGTAAGCACGACAAAGGCCTTACAAGGCAAACTACGAAGCCTGAGAGGCACAAACAAGTGGGTTCACTACGATCCTTACGGCACAATCACAGGAAGGTTGAGCACAAAGCCAAATACATTCCCGATTCTCAACCTCCCGCACGAGTTCAAAACAGCCGTACGTCCGCATAACGATCTTTTTGTTGAGTTGGACTATAACGCAGCTGAACTTCGCACAATGTTGGCTTTGGCCGGTAAAGAACAGCCCGAAGAAGACATCCACGAATGGAACATGAAAAACGTGTTCTCTCGCATTGAGGATCGTGATCAAGCAAAGAAGAAAGCTTTCCAGTGGCTTTACGGTAAAACCGCCGCAAACAAAACTTTGGAAAAGGTTTACGATAAAGATAAGATCAAAACTGACTGGTTCCATCACGATTTTATCAAGACACCATTTGGTCGTGCGATTGAGTGTGATGACGACCACGCAATCAATTATGTTATTCAGTCAACAACCGCAGACGTTGTTTATGAGAACGCAAGCAAAGTCAATGAACTTCTGAAAGGACGCCAAACAAACTTAGCCTTTATCGTTCACGACTGTAT